GAATATGCTGGTAATTAAAGATTTACACTCGGATATTTCTGATTAGTTTTGGTTGTTCTATGGTTATAAATACACTGATAGAGAAATTCAGGATCTATGTCAACTACACTCTCGGGTATATTAATTGAAGCCAATGCTCCACATCCATAAAATGTTTGAAAACGCAGGTTTTTTAATTTTTTTGGCAACTTTACGAATACCAATGAATAACAGTCCCTTAAAAAGCCATTTCCTAAATCTGTTATATTGTCAGGAATAGCTATGGAAGTCAATGCATAACATCCTTCGAAACAATTACTACCCATACTTGTTACACTATCAGGGATAGTGATGGAGGTCAATTTAGAACAACTCCGAAAAGCACAAGAACCTATACTTGTTACACTGTCAGGGATAGTGATAGAGGTTAGAATAGGACAGCTTTGGAAACAGTAAAGACCCATACTAGTTACGCCATCAGGAATAACTATAGAAGTTAGCTTGTTACAATTAGCGAAACAATAATCACCTATACTAGTTAATCCTGTAAAATACCTCAACTCTTCAAAATGAGTAATTGATTTACCCCGAAAAGCAGTTTCCAATGAAAATACTCCTTGTGCTTCGATCTCCGTCATATATTCCTGACTGGCACACCAACCGGCATTATAGCATATCTCCAGCACATTAGGATTTGACTTTTTCGTCAAGATAACACCCGGAATAAACAGGTCAACAGAATAAGTCGCAGTAGCTGTTACCTGATTATTATAGTTCTTCTTTACCGTAGCTTTAAGTTCAAATGTAGTCAAGTCGGACGGGGTAGACAATACGTTCAAGATACAATCATTTTTGTGCTGGGCGCCTACGGCAACTAATCCTTGTTCAAAAGCATCCCCGGAAAGTGACCATTCTGTAGTATATTCACCATTTACATTTTGAGTGTTTATTACCAGGTCGTATTCAGCGTTTCCGACAGTATTTAGTAGTTGTTGACCGGAAATAGTAGCACTTGTAGGGAAAATCAATCGGCTAACTTTAACCTGCATCCCTCCACGTACTATCGCACCCTGTGTCGGTGTATGCTTTGCCCGTACAGTGACAGTACGATCGCTTCCGCTGATCGTGGTAGTCACCAACCCGGTAATCTTGTCGATGGTAACACCGTTGTAGGAAGAGACTTCACTACTTCCGTTATAGATGTAATACTCAACACTGCCTACGTTTTCAGAAAAGACGGATGCACTGTATTGAGCGGAATTCCCTTCTAATATTTCAGTCGGTCCGGTGACAAACACACCGTCAGGAGCCTTGATATATAATTCACTGCCCAATGTGGTACAATCGTCACCAAATATTCTTTTGATGCTATTTAATTGCTCCTGATTAACAGAGGATAGTGCAATTAACCCTTTCAAAGAAAGAGAGCCACCTGCATCTTTTATACTGCCCAAAGAAATTAAATCATCTGCATTCACGCCCGCCCATGATATTCCTTCTAAAGTAACCATACATGAAGCAGCATCCGTCAACCGGTTGGTGTTCCAGTTAAAGATAAAGTCCTTCGTATTCAGGCGGCTGCAATTACGAATAAAGATATTATATACATTTCTACCGAAATTCTTGATATTAAATCCGCTACTGTTCAGATTCGGAAGGCTGTCAAAGGAAATGGCCTGCATGGTGTCCGGAAATTCCAAAGTAGTAACAGAAGCTCCGGAAGCAAAGGTAACAGACGTTAGGCCACTCTCATAAGCCTTCAGCGTCTTGAAGTATGCGAGTGAAGATAAATCTAAGTTAGTTATATTCTGATAGCCGGATATGTCAAGATGTTCAAGCCGTTTTGCCTGCAATAGTCCTGATATATCAGACAATGAAGTATTTCTCCGGTTATCAGTTGCCGTATCCACACCCATAACAAGCTTTTTGAACTTAGTCCCAACTGTGGTATTATATACCTCTGCGATATTTAGCGTAGACAGATATTCTATGAAGTTGTGAATATCCAGCTCCTGAACATTGACAGCAGAATAGACGCGAACCGGATCACCCACATTAATGACTTGTTTAGAGATGAATGTATGCGACTTACCAACATCAAGTCGAACACCTGATTCAACGACTTCATTATTCAAGCCATATCCGTAGAAAATATTGTTTCCGGATACAATGCTAAATTCAAGTCCGGCCGGAGCATTAGCAGCCTTAAATTCAATTGACTTCGCTTTATATGCTCCGGATACAAATTTACTGTCGAGCAAATCGAAACGGTGACTCAACCACCACCGACGATGGGCGGATCGTGCACCCTGAAGCATATATAAGTTATTGATGCCGGAGTCTGTATACGGCCCGATATATTTGCATTGGGCGTCTTGGTTGTAGACTCTTTCACACCACTTCCCTGATTGCTGATTGTCGAACATATCAATCGTCTTTTCATAGCTCAATCCGGCCATATAAAGTGCATTGTCTACTTCTGATACAATGCGCATGAACTCGTCGTCAGCTTCGAGGTTATTCCACAAAGTAGATTCATGCCCAGCATAGGCGTATACAAGTGCAGAGAAAGAAGTATCGATCGTCTGACGGTCAATGTCATAATTATAAATCAAAAGACCGTCATTACGCTCACCGTTTATTGTGTCATTATCGTAATTGATAAAGAAGAATTTCACACCGTCTTCAGACATGAGCATAGCATTTTTAATCACCTGATCGACGGCTCCGAATCGCATCAGATAGATATAATAGGCTGCTACCTTGTACACGTCCAAATGTTCCCATTTCTCTGCTCTGAATTTATCCGGATCATTCTTTGTCGAAACCACCCATTCCGAGAAGTTCTTTAAATCTGAAACGTTCGTGGATTTATCAGGATAACGTGCCTCGAATGCCTGATCCCATTCTGTATCAAAGTTCTCCATGTCCTGAAAGAGTGCAAGGTGATTACCATTGTTCAGCAACTCCCAACATTGTACCTTTGAATTGTCGAATCCAGGTATATCTTTAAACCCGAACACGGACTCCGTAGACTTATCGTTATTAAAGTTATACTTACCCATGTAGACAAGATCACTATCAGCAGTCAGACGATAGAACACATTTACAGGGAAGCCATCTACCGTTGTGCGAACGTCGTATTTATAGCCTGCCGCCAAAGCTGCTTTCTGCGCTTCAGTACGTAACTTGTATTCACCGTCGATCTGTGCGTTAGACATTACCTGATTCCATAGCCGGGCAATACCTGTATTATGTGTACCGGAACTCTCCGCATAATCAGCCTTCAAGCACCACACATTAACAGGTTGTGCACGATCGGCAAATGAATACAGTCCATCAACGATGACATTCCCCATGTTATCCCACAACGTACCATATCCGGTATAGGGACGTAAGTTCTTCTTAGGATAGCCCATGGAGGACGTACCTTGAGGACGTAATCTGATCCTTTTCCCTGTGAAAGACCTGGACGGGTCCTGCATATTGATATACTCAACATCCACATAGATAGTCTTATTCTTGTCCGTGGTATTTTCAAGAGCAGGAATATCACCTGTAAAAATGAAAACCGGGCACTGGGCGGCCAGTTTATCAATGGAGAAATTTTGCGTGCCTTCTTCATAGATATTATTCCTGTCATACACAGACAGCATTTCAACTGTATCATCACGGTACAACATAAAGTTGTTTAGTATCTGGTCAGAAGTTAATGCCACATTATATATCCGGATTGCTTTCAAGGAAACATCAGCCTGCACTGTATTACCAATTCTCAAAGTCTTGCTGCTTGTAAAGTTGTCACTCCCGGAATAATTAACCGCACCGGAAAACTTACCGTTTACATAGATAAAGACAAGCCCCTTGTTGGCAACACCAGTCTTTCTGTTGATTACAAAGGAGATACGGTAATTTTCTTCAGACTTGAATTTAGTGCTCAAAACTGCACCGCCGGCTGATTTCAAAAGAACTTCTGACGCTGTAATCAGCAACCCGGTACCCGCATTATTTCGAAGGTCACAGATCACGGCATTATCATCGGACACGTTCGCTGTCGAGAACTCAAATTCGAGTGTTTTGCCTGTTGCGGTCGGATCAGGAGACAAGGGTGCCAGATTGACATCAACATAAGCCCCTGAAGTAATCAACAGGCGGTTATTGTTCCAGCCTGAAGTCTTATTCCAGTTGAAACCGGAGAAAGTGGCAGAATACAGTCCGTACACCCACTCCTCCCTGTTGACGTCATTGTTTGACTTGCCAAGTGCCGTCATATCCAATTGTAACCCGTCCGTAATCGGTTCTAATGAAGTGGATGACTTGGTGATATTCAATCCAATCGTGTATATTGTCGTACCTGCTGTTATGGTCATATTCTTTACTCCATATTCAGTGGGACGAATGGAATAAGTACCGACTTCTCCGTTATGAGTCTGTATTGTCGTTTCCGTCTTACCGTCAATCGCTATCACGTCAATCGCTATCACGGCATCCGTAGAAGCTGCATTGGAAGGATTATAGACAGCAAAAGTAAGATCGTACGGAATATACTGTGTAATACCATAGAGTTGCAAGTTTCCCGACGTAATGATGTCATTACCTACCGGAATAGTAGCAGCTAACGCAATGATAGGATTCTTATTAGCTCCAGTATATACTATCAAATCACGATAGAGAATATTCGAATAAAACCTCTCACCATCGAGCATGGTATACGCACGGTACTGAAGGTTATGAATACCTTGTGAAAGATTAGCCAGGGATATGTATTTTGTACGTGTCGTCGATACGTCTACGATTTCATCTTCTACTTTCACATAATCAAGCAGCACCCCATCCAAATACCATTCCATAATTTTTGTACCATACCCCGAAACAGAATAAGGAATAGCCGCGGCCGCATTTGGGTTCGTCACGACATTGTATGATTGAGATACATCATAGGTATCGGACAATTGAAGGTCTACAACCTGATAGGTGATACCTATTGTAGTCGCTGCAAGCGTAGTCTGACCGACAATGCCGACAGTAATAGTGTTAGTTCCGATTGAAAGATAGTCATCAATATTGAAGTGTGCAGCCTGACCATAGCGATACTTCTCCGTTATCGTCTTCTTGACACCCCCTTTGATTATAGTATACGTGCAGATTACATCTTCACCGACTGACTGCCCCGATTTGTTCATCGTATCGAAGGTGAAACCTATGTAGTTGTTTTTCGTACCTGACAGGATAGCATTATAGGTAGGGGTACTCAATGTTATCTGCGCTGAATAATTGAAAGGAGCATCGAATGTACCGATTATCAAATCAGTTCTGGTCGGATCATCAAAATATGCGTCCTGACTTTCTTCATCAGCAAAGACAATGTATCTGTTATTAGTGTTGTCGTAGTGGAATACGCCAGCTTTACTATCTAGAGACTCTTTTATGAATTCTTGTATCCGATTTCCAGAAACAGGTAATCCTGCTGTCTCATCACTGCCTCCCCAATCTTGATGCTTATTTATCTTTTCATCATATACTTTCTTTGCCATAATAATCTTTATTTATTTTTCCAACCTTCATTATTTAACCACGGTTTTGCATTTACCCAGAAACCGGAACCAAAGCAACTACGGATTGCCTGCCATACCAGCTTGGAGCCTTTGTAAACTGCCGAAATTGTACGGCTATTCTTGATGATAGAAACTATCTCCTTGCCATCCTTGTAGATCATAATTCCTCCTCATAGATCATATAAATCGTATCTGGGTTCTTAATCGGTAAATTCTCATATTCAGATTCAGATAAGAATATTGGAGTTATTTTTGTAATATTATTCTTTATATTATCTAGTTGTTCAGAAGTCAAAAAACCTTCATTCTGCATCTGATTTAAGATGTCAACAAACAGCCCACCTACCCTTTCAGAAGTATTTGCCCCATCCTGAATCTCATCCCTAATAAGCTTCGCCTTACTTTTCAAGTAATCTATTTGTCCCATCTTAGTCTCCTATTATTCGAAAAACAGTTCTATTTGCTTTCAATTTACCCCTACCTTTATACAAAGGGAAATCACTTTTGCAATCATTCAAATACTGTACACACTCTTTTAAATATCTGTCAGCTACGCTAAAAGTGTCATTATAAGCCATGACTTTCTCTTTTATATCCGAACGGGAAGAATATTCAGATTCTTTATTTACAAATCCAAAACGGGTGACATTTCCATCCCCATTTTTCACAATACGAGCAAATGTGTAATAAGCAAGTGCGGATTTAAGTCCAGTAAAGACCTTTCTACCCCCGCATTCAGTCTCATAAATACCTCCATTAAGCAATATGGAATATTTTTCTGGAAACTTCTTCACATCAAGAAATAGATCATCCCCCAATGCACTTTTTATATCAATATTTTCAGATTCACGAATGTATGTCTCTATTTTAGATTTATCCAAGTAGGTAGACATATCACGGGAGAGTTCAGATACCTCCTCCGTTGTTATTAGGTACTGCTGCATTTCTCACATATTTAAGCGGTTGAACACTAAAGTCATTTGAAGGATTAACCTCTTCATACCAATTTTCGAAAATCTTCTGAAAGGCACGTTCAATCATACGTTGTTGTTTGGATACGATGGAATTATAATATTCAAAAGCATCCTCTAAAATATCACCAGAAAAACCGACTTTACCAATACGGATACAGTACCACGGCTCTTGCCCATAAGAGGAGTATATACGCTCGACCGTACTTGCATCAGTAACGGTAAACTCCTTATCGTAATTATTGGATTTCAAAGGAATAAATTCAGGCTTTTCTTCTTCTGTCGTGATCTCAACCTCCAGTATTTTCACAGAATTTGTATCACCTTGAAGTTGAACTAGTGTATCTGAAAAACCTGTGTCTTCATTTTTATTACTTTTGTCGTCGTCAGTATCAATACTAGCTCCTTTTTTAGTTATCATCATACCTGAAGGAAGAAAATTACAACAAACGTTACGATACTTAACATTAGATAATCCTTCATCAGTACACATTTCTGTGACTACACTATCAGCCTTTCCGGTTGGATAGACATAATTTCCATCCATTGACAGCCATAATATCTGTCCTTTATAATATTCAATTCCTCCAGCCGCCTCAATCTGAGCTAAAACTACTTCTTTACGAGGATTAAATACATCAATAAAGTCTATATTTTCTTTTTTTACAAGGATAGCTTTACCCTTACGTATCTTCTTACCTGTCCAATCTGGATGAACCGCAATTTTAGAGATGTATCCGTTTTCATCTTCTCCAAATAAGCGACAATTTTCAAATGGAACAAAATTCAATTCACAAATTTCACCGAACATATTATAATTAAGATGTAAAGACAGACCTTTATAATCTGCAACATCCTTGCATACTAATGCATGAATATCATCGGTTGTATCTCCACGTCTATTAACAACGTATTCTGAAAAATTAACCTCACGAAATCCATTGCCTTCAATGAAATCGGCCAAACGATTAGCGCATTCAGTACCAGTGGGACTTGCAGCAATGATATTACGTAATACTTGAGGATATAAGTTGTCATCACCATAGCTTTGTATGCCTAATGTATGAATATAGCTTATATCAACACGTTTTTTGCTCCTTTTCCTAAGTTCTTTCGCTCTCATAATCCCGTGAGGTTATTAGTTACTCTTCCGTTTGATTTTTCTCCGAATCGTCTTTCAATTCATTTGCAGCCACAATGTCTTTTGCGGCCTTCAAATGCATGTCAAGTACTTTAGCCGTTACTTTCTTTCCGTCGATAGTATAACTTTTGAAAGTTCCTTTGATAGAAGTAAGAGTAGCACCTGATTTCAATGTATCAACAAGGATATTTGTCAACTCCTCGTTCAACTCAATTTCCGAACTAAAGCGTTTTTTCACACGTTCCTCCCAATCTGTAGGCATAGAGGCAAAGAAGATTTCCCCTTTAGGACTTTTGGCAAGATAATTTTCAGCGACTTCGTCTGTAAGATTAGCATTCGTGTACATTGTGTTACTACCGAATTCTATTTGTAGAAGCACACCATTTTTCAGGGTGTAGTTTGATTTTTCTTTCATATTTCCCGTACGTTTTAGATATAAATACATTTCGATTACTGCATCGTGATAACAGTCATTACACGATGTTTTCACAAAGTCCTTTCCTAAGACTTCCCGATACATCAGTTCAATATCTGATTTATCAAAAGCAGAGAGGGCCGTCTGCCCTCTCAATACTTCCAACTTATTAACCACTTCTAAAAGATTCATCACGCTTCCGGTTGTACCGTTAATGTTCCAAACTGAGCATCCGTTGTTTTCTTATCAGTATTAAAGAAAAACATTGCAGCTTTAGGCGATCCGGTTTCTTTCAAAGCTACTGACCAACCACCATCAGTATCTTCCGAGTATTTATCATTTTCAATTGTTTCCGCACGAAGTCCTTGATAATAACCATAAACCTGATATTCAGCATTCCCTTCACCACCTTTATGCTTGTTACGGAGAATAACTACGTATTCACCATTTGCCAGACCCTCAATGATGTCTTCGCAAACTTCCGGCCCATTATCCAACACAACCAAGGGAAGGTCGTGGGTCCACTTGTTTTTATAGGTGCCTTTTTCTAAAGAAGTCTTTGTTCCTGTAAAAGGAGTAGAACCAGGACAATACACCTCATAACCTTTTTTACCTGTTTTCAAAGCAAGTGTTTTGATTATATTTTTCCGTGTAGCATCAAATACTGTTGCAGCAAAATCAACATCTTGTCTGTTAATGATTACTCCATTGGATTCCAAGCCTTTTGTAATAGGGTTATCACAATCAATAGAGATACCTTTTTTTAAAATTTCGTCACATAATCCCATAGATACCCCCTTTCCTAATATGCTAACTGAAACAAATTGTCCTCACCAACCAAACATCCGAGTTTACCACAAGAATAGGCCTTATTTACACGTTCATCTTCATTGAACCAAACACGTAAATCAGAAATAATTTGGTTTGCAGGTGAGCCTACAAATAACTGTTTCGGAGAACCGAATACAGCACGGTGAGGCATGTTCAGTTTAGTACCATTGTTCTGATACTTTTGGATGAAACGATCCCAAATAGACACGCGATAAATTGTATTACCGTCATATTCAGTGACATCCAAACCGTCAAAGACCTGATTCCATTCAAGGATCAATTTATATTCGCGCTTCAAATCTTTTGCCAACGCGTCAGTAAGAGACTTAGTACAGAAGACACCTGCTCCATCCATAGCAGCAATACGAGGATCGGCATTATCAAACATTGAATCAAAAATACCTATAGCCACACCTGATTCACGAATCTTACTACGCTGTAAAGCAAAAGAAGATTCGTTATTAGCCGCAATAGTCGTATGTTGCCCTTCATTTGCTGCACCGATTGTAAACAACTGTTTCCAGAATCCATTACACGGTTTGAAGAGCTCTACATCTACTCCATCGGTTATTTGGCCTGTACCTATATTCTGAGCATCTTTATCACCGAACCAAATGAAACGCCAGAACATGCGTTTGATAGCCAAGTCTAATGCTGGCATAACTATATCATCCAGGTACTCTGTAGAAGTCAGATCGGCAATATCTGTACCTGTTTTCAAACAGTATTCTGCAATTGTGCCTTCTAGTTCTTCATAGCACCACTTTAAAGGAATGGACCAATCGCCAATCTCCCATGTCTTTTCTGCTGCTGCAATAGCTGCGTTGCGATATGTAGGATTACAACTAGCACCTGCCCATCCCACATCTTCCATCTCACCGGTCCATCCTAGTTTTTGGCCTTGTACCACATTCTGCCGAAAAGTAAAGAATTTCTCCAAATCTTCATCTAAGAAGTTTGTCATAATCATGAGATCCTTTAAACTCATGATAGCCCCATTGCTGGGGGTTAAGTTTTTAATCTGTTCCCAAATCATAATTCGTATTTTTTAATTGAATCTCTTTTTGTTTTTTTCTCTAGCTTCTGCAAGTTTTTTATCAATCTTACTCACAGGATTTGTTTCTTCGTGCTTCTTAGCCTGTGGAGTTGCCGAACGTCCTGCAGGAACATAAGAGCCCGTAACCTTTCTAAGCCAATTTTCACCACCTGCCTTGGTTACTGCAGCGATAATACGAGTGTCAGTTTCACTCTTTGCATTGGCTTTCAAAGAAGCATTTTCTTCTTCTAACTCAGCTATGCGATCCTGCAAGGCCTGAGTATCTTCTTCACTAGAAGAAGGCTCCTTGATTTCAGTGATAACGCCATCAATAACGACCACCGTACGTCCATCTTCAAGTACATACTCGCCATCAGGAGAAGCCGGATCACCAACTTGGATTTCTCCTTCTTCACGCTCTACCGTCAACTCATCTCCAGTTGATGTAGTAATAACCATTCCGACAGCCGCCGGAACATCTTCAATTTTCGCGTAACCGCATTTAGCGAGCAAACGATCCAATAAGGATTTGCTCACTGTTGTTTGACTTTCTTTCGCCATACTTTCACTATTAGAATTATTATTAATGATTGGTTCTTTTGTAGATGCAGAAATAGCAGGCACAATGGAAGAAATAAAACCTAGTTCAATTGCCTTATTTACATCAAACCAACTATCAGCTATCATTTGCGCATCTAATATCTCTCTTGTTTGCCCAGTACGTTCGACATATACATTGAGCATCTTTTCTTTCTCAGTCTGTAAATCTGCTTTCAGTTCATCCAACTTTGCAAGTGTTAGTTCGCCAACTTTTGCACTGGAAGGATAATATGGAGAATGAATAAGAAACTCTGCATGTTGATATGCGCTTCTTTTTTCAATAGGTGCAGCAAGAAGAATGACAGTAGCCATTGATGCAGCCTTTCCAACTACCTTACAACTTATCTCCTTCCCTGATGCACGTAAAGCGTCGTAAATAGCATACGCCTCTGTGCAATCACCTCCACAGGAATGCAGTTCAATATCTATATGATTATCATCTCCTGGCATCCAGTCGATATACCCTTGTATGTCCGAGAAAGAAACACAATCATCACCTGTGAGCCAATACTTCATTTTATCAGCATCAGCGGCAATATCTTTGTTAATGTATAATTTAGCCATAGCCCTATAATTGTTTGTAACAAAGGTAGGAAACGAGATACTGCTATAAGAATATTAGAAAGGAATAGCACTGACATGAAGTGACAGTAAAAAAACAGGGTGAGCAAACGCCCACCCTAACTTCACATTTCAACCTCAGTTGATAGCCTATCTATTATTCGATATGTAGTTCTTTCCGCTACTCCATATTCGTCTGAAAGATATTGCATGACATATGTCTTTTTATGCCCCTCATTTATCAAACGCAAATACTCTTTATACATTGCCAAATATTTTATATCTGAAACTTCAACCGACACCTCTGCCATCATTTCAAGTGCAGTCCTATTAGCATATAATAATTCATAAGCATTCATAAGCTACCAAGTCCCTCCAAGACCTCTACACGATTACTTACTGTATTTATTTCCTCTACTGATACAACAGGTCTAGGCATCATCTGTACTCCCTTTGCAACCGCCCTTGCTAACATATCCTCTCCCATAGTTTGATTGCTTGATGCTGCTACATTAATAGGAACACCACCTCCCATCATATTGAATGAAGAAAGTATAGGAGCAAATAGCCCTGTGGTTCTTGCAGTCATTACAGATTCTCCGTTGCTTAGTTTTGCTGGGATGCTATCACTCGTTCCGGTTCCAGGTCCATCAACATATCCACCTGATGCAAATTTGGCACTTTTTACCGTTTTGATTGCAGTGGTTATATTAGCCATAACAGTAGCTATAGTTGTTACTATTGCAGCGATATTCCCGGGAAAAGGGACTGATTGCGCTTGTGCAACCCCAGCAGCTATCGCTTTACCTGTATTGACAGCAATCTCCCCAAGAGCGAGCATTTTAGACATCTGGGCAAATGCTTTATTGTGTTCTCCCAAAGCATCTATCGCACCTCTGAAATCATCATACAATGCTTTTTGGCTTTCAACTTTTGTAGTATCAATCTGAACCTCAGTTTCAGCGACCTTCTGTTCTTGCTCAACCTTTCTCTGATTAAATGCTTCATTAGTCTCTCCTTCAAGTTGTTTCATATTTGCAAGGACTTCATTTTGTTGAGTCAACGATGTTTGAAGTTCTTGTAATTCAAAAGCGTATTGAGCTTGTTTCAATTGTGAATCGGAAGCACCTTCATTCTGCATCCTTTGTAACTTGACTTCATTCTGAGATTCCAAGATACCTAACTCACTAGCAAAACGTTTATTCAATATATCAGCCTGTTTCTTTAAGGTATCATTCTCCCTCTGAAGTACTAAATCATCCATCTGCTTGTCATACTTCGCTTTGATGGCAAGTTTCATTTGCTCAGTTAACTCCGTATTGGATAATTCCATATCACGTTGAGCCATCAACTGCTGCATTCTTAACTGAAACTCCTGTTCGCTTCCTGATTTTACGGAAGCTAACTGAGTATCTATCAACTTCTGACGGTTGGCAATATCTTTCTGTAGTTGTTCATCTGACAGCTTTTGCAACTCCACTTGTAACTGTTGCTCTTTAAATTTAATCGTCTGCCTGATGGCATCCTTAGCCTTGGCAGTGAGATTCTTATCTTCAGCAAGTTTCCGTTTCAAATCAGCAATCTCACGACTATATGATAGATTGATTTCATTACGTCGTTTCTCTCTCTCATCTTTTATTAAAGATAACAGAGCATCTTCGGCCTGCCGGATGGCATCTCGTTCTTTATCACGTTGCTCTTTAACGGTTTTAACAGCTTCCTCTGCAGCTTTTTTCTTTGCATCAGCTTCTGCCTTTGTGCTAGCTATACCTTCTTGTATTATGGTATTTTCTTGTTCTTTTAGTTCACGAGTCTTATCATATTGCTCCTTACGGGCACGATATACATCTGCTTCCAGTTTTGCGAGCTCCTTATTTGTCTCTGCATTATTTTCCGCCCATTCGGATTCAGTCTGCAATGTTTTTAGCTTACGTTCTGCTAGCTTCACATTTCGATCTGCCTGTTGTTCTTCCAGCTTATTAGCTTCGCGGACGAACTTCAATCTTTCTTCTGCAGTGTACTTCTCTTTGTCTTTAGCAAGAGTACGTAGCTTCGAAACTTCTAGGGCATCCTTAGCGTTCTGCACTTCATCTGTCCGTGACTGCTGTTCAATAGCAATCTTTTCCTTTGCTAACTCAATGGCTTCACGGTTAGATTCATTGATTTCTTTGATTATTCCACCCACTAGAGGAAGCTTCTCCATGAGTTTCATTTGCCAATCGTATAACTTTGCCCAAGCTTCTGCAACAGAAAGGATTACAGCAGCAAATATTTGCAACAAATTTAATAATCCATCCAACATCTTTTTGAATGGAGCCAGCAATACACTAACTCGGTTAGTTGCTTCCTCGCTGGAATTTATAGCCTTTACAAGCCCCATTATTGCCAATGCAATCCCTGCAATTATTGCTACAATAGGATTCATCAACAGAGCTAGTAATTGCTTTCCGAAAGCAGATACAGCTGCCTTACCTGCCATGAATGCCTGTGACATAGATTCCATTCCACCAACAGAATTGGCTATACTTCCCAAGAATCCACCCTGAATACCAACAAGTGAAAGAAGCTCATTTTGGAATTTACCTCCGGCTTCGGACGTAGCATTTAATTGCTCCTCAATATTTTTAATATGAGTACGCATTTCATCACCTGCGGCCCCTTTTCTTTCCTCCTCAGACATTTGCATATATGTTGTGCGCAAATCATCTAGCTGCTTCTTTAAAGGGGAAAGCGCCTTTTCAAATGCTTGCTGATAACTACCTACATTCCGATAGAATCTCTGTGTCTTTTCCTCAGCTTCCTTTATTTTATCAGTAATAGCATTAATATGTATTTCCAAATCTTGACCGGATGCGGACTCACGTTCAGCCTCGGACATCTCATCATATTGGCGTGTCAAATTTGACAATGAGGCACGAAGAGCTATCAAACTATCCTGCTGCTGTTTTTCAGCCTTGATATTATTTTGGATTTCTTTATTTAGAATTCGGATAGCTTCATTATTCTCAGAGATAACTAGCTTACTAGCTGCTATCTCCATGTTATACTCATCTATCGTCATTTGACCGCTATCCAGCTCTTTTCTAAGCTCTTTCTGCTTATCTTTAGTCTGATCTATAACCTGCTGATATTTGGCTATTCCACGTATAGCATCTTCATAACGAACTTGAATATCAAGTATCTTTGTTTTTATATTATCATCTCCCATAATATCACATCTTTAAAAGTTTGCACTCACATATATTATTCTCCCTAGTTTTTATCTCAATGATGGCCAGATAACAACCATATTGAGCCAAATAAACCGGAACATCCATCTCTAAGTCTCGCAACTCAATACTGTTAAGACTGATATACTCGGTAACTACCTTTGCATCATTGATTAGTCCTTTGTACGTTTGATAGTTATTTTCAATTAAGGTAGTCCATTCCAATCCTTTGAATATTCCTTTTGTACCGTCAATAAGTAATATTCGGGGATTGACTTTATTATACTGTAGTTCTCCTTTATCATTATAGGAATACAAAGGGATATAAGCCACACCGTTCTTTGTGTCGCAAGCGGAAAAAGGCAATTTAATAGCATCACGTTCATAATCTATCGTAGCATCCTCAACCTGTATATTACCGTCATAACTTCCTGTTACTTTATCGTCCTCTTTGTACTGAAACCGGTTGTTTTGAGCTATGTTATCAAGGGTATATTTAAGGCTCCGTGGTGTTACACTTCTATAAGCCATTATCACACGATCCGTCCAATCTACAGCCTTAGCTTTATTTGCTGATAGATTATCAAATGGTATAAACTTTATCCCGTTTGTGCCATCCGGCAAAGCAAACAAACCGATCATTGATGCAACGGCTTTGATAAAGTCAATTTGCTTGATGTCCGGAAGATTGGGTACTAAGGGGAATTTCTCACCAAAAGATATTTCACCTCTGGCAGATAATGTTATATTCAAATTAATATTGGATCCTGCATCTGACAACGAACTAAAATATCCTTTTCCACTCAATAATCCTAAAGATATAATTTGCCCTGCACTGATATCAAAAGTACAATCAATATTAAACCCAACTGTCCACAAATTATTATTGACTTGGTGTGATATAGGACGAAACGTCGCTATACTAGTTCTGTCTATCCATAATTCTACTGTTAAATAATCTATACTAATGGTAGTAGACCTGAATACGGTCATAACCGTTCCTTTTATATGTGATTTATCCGAATCATAAGAAGGTTTATATGCTTTTACTGTTGAATTTTGTTGCTGATAATCTATAGTTTCTCCATATTTTCTTTGAGTATCATCACCGTTAAAGTTAATATTAAGCCCAAAATAATTCGCTACTCTGTTATTACTACCAATACCAGTCCCAACTAAATTGATAGGATATTTGCTATATAGTTCTTCACTATCATTCCTCGTTAAAAGAGGAATAATCATTTTATTTATAACAGTAAGTTTGTCAGACGGGAAATTAAATGTTACTCCGCTTTGCTCCTGAATCTTATCAAGTATCCATTTAACAGTAACTACTGGCCGATACCACGCATTAGATTCACCGGAACTAAATCCATAGTCAATTAGAGGAAATTGCGTGGTATTGCTCCCCTTATTACTCCACACTACCCAGTCTACTCCCTCGACTGTTCCGTATGAAATATCCGTCAACTTCTTACCATCGTTCACCACACTGGCAAAGTTTATAACATTTCCCCAGGTTAGAGCTATCTCTATAAATTCTCCGGTTTCAAGCAATACGACATTTGCATCCTTGATTATTTTAATACCATTCCGTAACACCGTACCCTTATGCTTTAGGTACGGATAACGACTTGAAGAACTAGGAATATGGGAACACTCAATCAAAGCCATATTCTTTGCCGTTTTAGGAAGCTTGATTGTGTAGCTGTTATTGCTTACTATTTTGCTAATATCAGTAAGTAGGTTGCTTTTATAATTCAAGCTAATATCGGTTTTACCTAGGTCAGCTTTTACGCCATTTATGTATAATTCATCCCTTGTCATAGCATCTGTGTTATAGTTTTCGGCATGGTTATTTGAATTTCGAAGTCTTGAAGGTCCGTTCCGTTATCGGTAAATGTTCCGGCCACAATATTAACTGGTACCCAGTTCTCACCAATGTACATATCAACAATAGGTGAAGAATGGATGGTAGATAACATCTTAAATATTTTTCGATCCACGAATGTCGCACAAGCCTTCCTAGTAGTTTGATATGTTTTTCCTTGATAACGATTCATACCACTATAAGCATATTTTATATCACTATAATCAACGTTCAACAGTTCTCCCTCATTGGAAGACTGTCCTGTCAAATCTCCCTCTTGAAATAGCCAATACTGAAAGAATCCGTGGCGATCTAGCCAACGCAGGTAGATTCCCTTATCACAATCATTAAAAAGAACCTTGATAAATACTGCATCGTCAGGAATTGGTTTAAATGTTCTATCAAAAGTATATTGAAATATACTAGGAGCTTCAGGAGTATTTAGTATCTTAATCATCCCAAACTCCTTTGCATCCTTGAATAATTCGGAGAAATCCTTGTGTAATAATCCTGAATTTTCTACTTCAACGGAAGTGTATTTCTCCCCATCATATCTAACGTTTATTTCGCCATTACTGTATATAGAAATACGAGAGGGAAAGTTCCTAAACATTGTAACTGTTCTTGATGGATTAAACACTTCTCCCACATTTATAGCTCCCCAGATACATAATAAAGTAAACTCAAATAAGCCTCCTATATTATGCATAACCGTAACCTTTACTTTTTTTGATTGAGGCAGTGAACTTTTAGCGTCAAATAATGATTGTAGATAAGTAGATAAATCTAAAGAAATGTTATCACCGGCAGATACTCTATTATCAGTATATTTAAATGATGTATCATTATCAACAAGCTCATATATATACGTTTCCAAGCTCATTCCTCCTGCGAGAAGTCCACCGCTTAATTGTACTATTTGTGGATTAAATACAAAACATATATTATCAGGATACTTAATCGTAACATGATAATTCATCTCTGCAGTTCTCATTGATTATTTAAATTTATATGTTCAACATCCTTTTCAAATATTCCAAAAATCCGTTCCATTATTACCTTAGTTGTGTGCTCAATTTCTTTTGAGTAAATATCATCTCTCCCACCATTCCGGTATAATTGAGTCCCTTCCCTTGCGATCTTTCTAGCAACAAAGTATGAGAATGTCTTTGGTTTATCTACCTGTATTCCTTTATCTTTTACCCACTGCTGGATAATCTGATAAAAACCTTTAGGAACTTTTCCTCCTTTACGTCCTGATTCCAAAACTTCAAAAGCTTGACGGCCCCAAAGTATCCCTTCATTTTCAGACAACTCGACATGTAAACTAGCGATAGTTTTACCACTTGCTTTTTGTCCTACCCTGAGATGATTTTCAATGATTCTAAGTCTAAGAGCGTCTAACTCACTACGTACAACTCCTAATGCTTTATCCTTTCCTGCCATGTACCAGTTCTCCTATATCTTTACCCGGGCATAATACAAGCCCTTTTGCCTCCTTTAGCTGCATCTCAATGACTATACCTGTTACATTAACATCTAGCTTATCATATACTATAGAGTATGGTATATCACCTTCTACTTGTTCAAACAGCCCACTTGCATTTAAACGAAGAACAAACTCTTTAGCAAAGTCCTTACATCTCTCAATAATCGCATCATTCTCCGCTCCATCGAAATCCAAATCAGCCTTATCAAGAAAAGCTAGCATGCAATTAGGAAAATCCTTCAGATGCATCTTTCCAAGATTGAAACGCCCTGATACTGGAAGCACATTTAATATAGCCGGCATTACACCACTATCAAGTCTAACATTTGCTGTAGCCCAATTTTCAAAGATGTAGGTAACTCCCTCCATCTGTTCAACGATACTTTTAATTTTCGATTCTACTGTTGTCATTTCTCTTCTGATAATATTTTCCGTAACCTTCTTTGAAATACATATCTTTTCGTATCAATATCCAGACACTTGTATATACGCACCCACGGCACCGACTCCACCTGTTCATGATCGGTTATCCCCATACGGGTAGCGAAGTAATCTATGAGCCCGAACATTCCGAACTGCATCTGCTCGATTCCTGCCCGTGCCTCTTCCTGAGTAGGCGGTACGCTTGTGGATGCAAACAGGTTATTAATCTTCTCAACCTGTTTTGCTGCCCACATAGAGAAGCCCATCACCTGTTCGGCATCACACATCATAATCTCTTCATCCGTCAGCCCCAGCAGCTCCCGGCAAGGAAGTAAAATCACGTCCATTGTGTTGGCTATTGATTGTAGCTTGATTAGCTGCCCGAATGTTAGGTCGTTCAGCGTATCAGGCGTTGCCACATCCCCAACTTTTACCGGTCTAGGGAGTTTCTCCATCTGGCTAGAAATATCCTCCTTACTAGAGGAAACATCGCTTAGTATCAAAAATTCTTTCACTGTCATATTGCAGTCATTTACATTGTAGCTAATTTGGCTTTTGCTTTTTGTGGTATTGGCTTTATGCGGAAGTACATCGACATAATCAACATATCCAGATAGTCAGGAGAATGCCCTAGCAGCTCCTTCATCTTCTCTTTGCTTATTATGCCTTTCTTCTTTGTATCCGCATCTACGTGGTCTTGCTTCAACACCCCTAATTCTTTCTTTATACGCTCCCTTTGAGCGTCTGTGCATATAATCCTTATCTTACGGGCATTAATCAACTCAGCAAGCTTGAAAGCGCATTCAGACTTAAGATTATCATACTCAACACTTATCGGCCTACTTCCTCCGTGAAATTCCTTTATCCCTGTTAGATAACTTTCCAGATATGCACCTAATCCGTCAGAGTCAACGATAGTCATGCTGCGGGGGATGCCGTAATCAATCATCAGATTCTTAAGGTCTGTTTCTATCACCTTACCAGGACTGAATTCTTTGTCAATCCGGATAGTACATACATTTCCCAGCCAATGACCTACTACGAATCTATCACGTCCTTTCATTGCAAGGTCGGCAGATGCAGAAGGTAACCCAGACGCCTTGACGTGCTCATTGGCGAACAAGTCACATATAGCGTCGTAATCACAAAGTACCGACGGGTCATCGTCATACTCCCAATTCCCATAGTAAAGACGCTCCTTTGTTACCTTGTCTTTAGTGTTTTTAAGGGCGTTGATATAATCCTCCGTTGCAAACGGATTATCCTGTACTAGAGCCGGAACAAAGGCGTATTCCTCATATAAGGTCCCCTCTTTCCATCTTTTGTAGAATAAGTCATATAACCAGTTCTTTTTTGGATTACAGGTTATCAAAATCTTACCCGGTATATTATACACATCATTCAGATGTCGCCCTATACGAGTTATCAGAATCTCAAATGCAAGTTTATGAACCTGCCCTGCTTCTTCTATCCATCCTCCGGTAAACTCTTTAGAGCCTAATCTTTCATACATCGGGTCCTTTACAGGATAATAGGTCAAATCCAAAAAGATGATTTCCGATCCATTATCGAAAGACACACCGTCATTGGTTAGCCGGTACTCGGTGAAGTGATGCCATGCGGCCACCTTCACGAATGTTACCGCAATGGATTCACGGCTATCCTTCAAGCTATCACGGCCAGCAAACCAACGAGTACCAGAAAGATGGTAAGCGCATTGCATAAGCCACTCACAACCCAGCCATGACTTACCACCCCCACCGGCACCGCCATAACACAAGAACTTCGTAGTCGAATCACGAAGATAGTTATATGCTAACCGTTGTTTTATGTTGACCTTTTGTTCTTCCATTATTTCACCTCATCAGCTTCCGGAGTATATGGTAAGAAATTGAACCCCTTGAACTCTTTGCCCCCAGTGGTATGGTCTACCTCCTGCTTTTCTGCTAACCCTAACGTTCTAGAAATGATATTTGCATTGAAAGCTCCAACACATGCACCCTCGAACTGCTGCGTTCTGATAATTTCCTCCACGCGCGCGATGACCTCTAAAAAACCTTCATCATTTTTAATTATACACGTCTCACGAAAGTTATTCCACCATCTAGGTGAAGCTCCCACGTATATACGAAATCCGGAGAGTGAATAAGGTCTGGCGGTCGGTGTTACTTCACGCTGTGTCTGCTCCTCATTAACGATCTCCACCTTCTTACCCCTCTTTTGTTTTACGGGCACTACTTTCTGAATAGCCTTTTTGGTAGTCCACGGAGAATCATCGCACCACTGGAAATACTCGCATGCTGCTTCCCACAATAATTCAGGAGTTGAAAAGAGCTTATCCCTTCCGTGAACGCTCCTCAATTTCCAAAACTGATTTTCTTTCGGTGCAGCCATTACTTCATTGATTTTAAGTATGCAGGTATCAAATCTTTGTCAAGGTTCCAATGCTTCCCACGTGGCAATGGCAAGGAGAATTCATATCTTAACGCTTCTTCCATCTCCTCCAAAGATGCCGGTTTATCGTTGATTGATACCACTTGAAAAGAGGAAGCTTTCACTTCTCCCTCTTCCGGTATCAGTCGCCCATTCTCGTAAACCTTGAAATTACTTCCGATGTATTTCGTGTTCAGTTCACGAATGTTTGCCATGCTGTGGTACTTCTGAAAATACCATTCTCCATAACGAAGATTCGCGGTAAAACCATTCTTGTCGAGAAAGACAGATACAGTACGATAATCCATTGAGTTTTTACGATCCGATGTCTTTTGCCGGAACTGAAGAGGTATGCCGCTCCAGAATATCAATCCTCCCTTTTTGCATAAAGCGGCCAGAGATAACAGAACATTTTTTTCATCTTGCAGTGAGTTCACAGAGTTAAGCACGCTATCACAGACAACTACATCATACTGACCGTATGTATCAAGTGTTCGGCATATACGGGCATTATCATCCCTAATTTCCTTCTCATCAATAGCATCCACGTTGTCCTGTCGATGGAAGAACTCAATTGCATCAATCTTATAGCCCTTCTTCCGTAAATAGAGCGCATAATCTTTTTGCCCGGCACCGAAATCGAGAATACGCATGCTTTTGTCGATAATTGGAATCACCTGTGTTTCATACAGAACTGAGTGGGTCCTATTAGCCATCACTCCGTTTTTAGAGCGCAAACGCGGTTTCTGGGCAAAAGATTGGATATACGTTTTCTTCTCTATATGGGAATACTCAAATACTCCGTATTGCTTACCAAAAAAGTATCTGGCACGTTCTTCCATTCCTTTCGGAAGAACATATACCAGCAAATCCATGCCAAGCAACTTTATAGCCTTCGCGTACACACATGACACGAGAATATTACCTGCAAAATCACAGATAGCATTTGCAAACTGACCGTAACGGATTATCATCTTTGTCAGTTCAACAACAAACGTATTTTTAGTTCCTTTGTTATACAAATGAATATCACTATTCTTGATTACCTGAAAGCCAGTACCCTGAATCGCCTCCGGAGTGATAGTTAGTATAGGCTGCGCATCATGTACTTCACATTCCACGAAGTTGTGAAGCTGATTGAAACGTACTTCATCAGTTGAGTTAACTCCATCCAGGATGAATGCAGGAACCTGAGTGTAGCCTAGCAGTTTCATCGTTTTCGTTCTCTGGTGACCCGCCATGATACGAAAATCCGAACGACGGATGATGATTGGCTTTATCACACCTAGCTCCGTGATGGAATTCTTCAATTCTTCCAGAGCATCATCCGACAAGCATCTAGGGTTATAGTCTGCCGGATTCAGTTTGTCTATATCGATATACTCAATCATGTAAAATGCTGTTTATGAATCCTACTATCACTCCATTCTCTTCCATATACTTGTCAAGTGCAACCTGAAACTTTGATTCTTCATCGGCTGATAAAGGTATTTTTATACCCCCAAATTTCAGATAGCTAAGGCTTTCTACTGCCTCATAATGTTCGTTCTTCAACTCGTCCCCATTCAAAGCCGGACGCCCCTTCTCCTTGAAAAACTCTTCATTGCTGTCGTCAATGAATAATCCCCAATCGAGTAAGGCTGTACAGTCCCATTCTTTAATAATCTTCAATAAGTCCCACTCACCGTTGTTGACATTATCGCGTATGACTATTTCGCGCTCTCGTTCTTCCGTCAACCCTTCAATAAGAACGGTAGGTACTTCTTTGAACCCTAACTGAACGGATGCGTCATAGCGCTGATTTCCAGCTATGATAACAAATTCACCAGTTCGATTTGAAAGAATGATAGGTCTAGCTTGGAAGTAATCCTGATTATTGATAAGTGATTCCTTTAACTTATCCATTTGTTCCTCGGATATTGTGCGAGGGTTATTTTCAAGTTTCTTTATATCCTCTATTTTGCGAAAAATAATCTCCATAGTTCAATTTTTATATTACACAATAAAGATACCGAATAACCCTCTAACGGGATTACTCGGTATGTCATAAGTCACTGACATGACGTGTCAGTAGATAATTACTTTCTAAAAAACATATCTCCTGAAATAGATCGGGCTGTATCATCACCTGTCAGCCGGATGTACCGGAAGAAGTTTTGCTCGGTCCGATGTCCAGTGAGTTTCATAATTTCAAATGTCTTCATACGCCCCGTGAGGTACATATTCGTCGCTGCACTTCTTCTCGCTGTGTGACTACTTATCAGTTCCCATTTTTCACGAGTGACAGTTTTAAGTTCTCCACCTTCTGTATAAGAAAAAGTGATTTTATCATTTAGTCCGATTTCCCGCATAATTAACTTCAGGTACTTATTGAAGTACTGGATACATAAGCCGCAGGGAACCTGACCGCCATACTTTGCGAATATCTCTTTTACATAGTCGTGTGCTGGGACTTTGACATCAACGTTGGTTTTCTTTGTTCGGATCATAATATACCCGTTTATCAGATTTTGACTTGTCAATCTTGAATAATCAGAGTAACGTAAAGCCGTCAAACAACCCAATACAAACATATCCCTGATTCGCTCCTTGGCTTTCCGTTTATCCTGCTTCTCAAACTTGTAGTAGTATATACGGGTAATCTCATTCATTGAAAGAAATACTGCATTCGTAGGCTCATATTTCAAATCAATCTCATCATAGGTAACATCTACTGCATAATTGTATTGCGAAGCTCTACGAATAAGAGTCTGTATTTTTAGAATATATCCTACAATGGTATTATGTCGTAGCCCTTGGTCTTCCAGATAGATAATGAAATCGTCTAGAAATTCAGCCGTTATCGAGTTGGTGAATATGTCACAATCAAACTCTAATGAGAAGTTATCTATGTGTTTTATGATCGCATCATAAACGGCTGCATAGTGTTCAGACTTGCGTCTGCTTCTCTTTTCAAGAACATCCCGGATGAAGTCGGTGAAGAATATTCCCTCAAGGGGCTTCTCTTGCCGGAAGTGGTTTATGTAGTCCTTTCTCGCTGTGCGGGTCGGGACCGGTTGTGATAATTGTAATGCTTTGGTCGTATCATTTTAAAAGGTTATTATTGTCATTATCCGTATCAGGAGAAGATTTTCCTACTTTTATTTCTACCCCATCTTCACAGGCTCCGTTTTCGCAGAACGTTTCCTTCTGATGAAATTCACACCATCCGTTACCAAATGAATCTTCATTGATAAACAGCTTACATTCACTACAAACTTGCTCTTTATTCATATTTGATTTGTTTTACTCTAATTAAAATACACCTCCATCACAGGCGTTAAGAATAATTTCTACTATTCTATCACTTTTCATTCTTCCATTTTCGCCCACTCCATCATTATCATCCTTATCAAGTTTCAAGATATTTAAATTTCCATCAGCAAAGAGAATCAGATTCTTAGGTTTCTTTCGGATTAACTTCTTCAGCTCCTTAATCCATTCCTCTTCTTTCTTCGTTAGTTTGATTATTTCCATAATGTTCCTTATTGATTTGAGTTGAGTTATTCTTCATCAATAAAAATTTGCCTCTTATTATCGGGCCAGCCTTTTCGGATCATAGTTGATATTTTCTTTTTCTGAAGATTATTGAGAGCTTTTTCTTTAGCTTCCTTCTTATCTTTAGCGGATACTATAAATTCAAAAGTGTCTAATTCAATCGTTACACGATATTTTTTCATTTCTAAATTATTTTACGTTAGTTTATAATGCTAATTTTGGTTCTCGCATAGCCTGTAATACACGTTCACAGGCTGTATAATAATGCTTTCCCAAATTCTCAAATCCGATAAAATGTCTATTAGTGTTTATACAGGCTACTGCAGTGGTACCACTTCCAATACAATTATCCAGGACGGTTTCACCATCATTGGTGTAAGTCATAATTAGGTACTCCAAAAGCTTCACCGGCTTTTGGTTAGGATGAAGCGAAGAGTTCTGTGTGTCTGTTTTGAAGACTTGTATACTACGCGGATACCTTTCTGTTGAATCATAATGGTAATCCTGATTCATTGCTCCGTACACTTCTGTTTGGCAGTTTTTTGATCTGAAAGTTTTTTTTCTTTCATGACTAGATGTTTTTTGAGGATTATAGGTACATTGCTTTTTGTAGAATACACTAATCAATTCATGATTACGGAGAGGTTGCCTCTTGGCATTAAGAAAACCAACCCCTTTCACTTTATCCCATACCCAGTCGTATTTGTACCACTCAATATTACTTAGTCTTAAATAGCTGGAAAAGGGTTCCGCACCAAACAATACAATAGCCCCATTGTCTTTAATGATGCGTTTGTATTGTTCCCATAGAGGTTCAAACGGAATTATTATATCCCATTTACTTTGAGTGGTACCGTATGGAAGATCGCATATTATAGCATCGACACTTTTATCTGGAATACGTTTCATCCCTTCGATACAATCTTCATTGTATATTTTATCTAATTCAATCTCGCACATATCCTGTCTATTGAAATAATGTCTGTTGGACTTGCGACAACACTAGCTTATTCGCATCAGCAAAGAACTTTTTCTTTATCTCGAATCCGTATGCTTTGCGTCCTAGTTGGGCGGCTGCTAGTAAAGTAGAACCGCTTCCGGCACATGGATCGATAACTACATCACCTTTATCAGTGAATATCTCTATTAACCTACGAAGTAATGGTACTGGCTTTTGGGTATTGTGAACCTTCGGTGTTTCATTATCCTGTACCCAATCAAAGCAATTGAATATCATCCGTCCGTCGTTGTTAAACTTTGGAAGCTTGTCACGATACAACAAAAGACCATATTCACAGTTACCAACCACTTTCATGTTTGCTTTTAAAACCTGCGATGAAAAGTTTTTTCTAAATACAAGATTTATGTATTTACCCAAACCATATCTCTTACCAAGTTCGATATATCGGAACTGGTCTTCAAATTCACAAAAGATTATCATACATGGTGCACTTTTTTTAGTCTTAGGTTCTTTTACAAGCATTTGGCTACAGAAGTGCATAAACTCTGCCGGGCGAAAGTCTTTATCGGTATCAAAGAATTGTTTGCCCGCCTTATCACTTTCTCCGTTCTTATTATCACCATCCACATACCATGAGGGATTAGAGGCATAAGCATTATTTCCTAAATTGTAAGGGACATCAGCTATAATTAGTTGAGCTTTGGGGATTCCATAAACTTTGTAGTTCTGGAAATGATCGTTATACAATTCTACATTTTTCATTGTATTATATTAAAGTTCGTAAACAATACTCAGCTATCCAGTAGATAGCAAAATAAAAAGCCGTATAGATCAATATGATAAATACGGCTGCAAACAGGTATTTTAAAGTTTTCATCGTCTGCTTTTCCCTTTCAGTTCAATAACGTTAAACATTTCATTGATTCGATCTGCGATATACGCCCCATAGGTACTTTGTACATCCTTCAGTGATAGATTGGTCGTCACATGGGTTATTACTTCATGCCTTAACTCGTATCTGCACTGGAATAGATATTGCATCACATTCAATTCTGTACCGAAATACTTTGCTGGAATAGGTTCCCTTCCTAGTTCATCGAAGGAAATAGTATGCGGATTCCCTTTGTTATATGTGTATGCTTCTAAAGCTTCAGGACCTTTCGTAGAATATACAGTTGCAGCAGTAGAAGCTGATTCTATACGAAATCCACCAATCGGGTATCCCCCTATACTTAACCCTTTAGAGAGTTTATCGTACATGTTCATTATCTGAATGATAGTTGATTTTCCGGTCCCAATATCACCCCACAGCCATACGCCTTTACTAGTGTCATACTTCCCAGATTTATTTTCCATGTACTTGAAAATATCATTCATGAGATTTCGGTTAAGATCGTTAATCACAAATGAAGGACATACAAGTGTGCAGCACTTTTTAAAGAGTGCTGGACGCTCTTCAGGAGGCGTAGGTTTATCCCGTAGTAGACCGGATGATAATATCTGCATCAATGACATCGTTTGCCTGTTTCGCGCTTCCATTGCTTTGTTTTTTTTCGATTATCCAAAGATTCGCACGGCTATCCCATCGTTCCACCTTTGCTCCGGATGCCGTGCGCCACCCTAGACTAGTGAAATGATTATAGAAAGTTTCTGCCTGTTGTTCCCAGTCGGGAAGCTTACCCTCAAAATAGGCTATTATATCTTCCAGCGTAGGAGGTATAAAATCAGGCTTAGTTTTTCCTGGCAATTTTGGTGGTGGAGGGTCAGGAGGAAATAACTCGTTAGAGTTATTATTCTTTGTCTTATTCTTAGTCTTATATATAGGGTTACCACTTACGTTACCATTTATGTTACCGTTTATGTTACCACTTACGTTACCATTTATGTTACCTACGGAAACATAAAGAACCGTATAAACAGCTCCATTTGCACGTTTATTCCCCTCTTTAAAAGAAATCAAACCTTTTTGCTGAAGTTTATTGCGCAGGTCACAAATTGTTTTGCGTGAAATACAAAGCTCATACTCTATATTCCTCGACGGCAATTCGAACGGATTAGTCCAGTTTCTCGAGTTACATTCTTTCAGTAGATAAAAATAGAAATCAGCCTCGTAACTTGTCATCGGTCTAATACGCCTTACATTCCAAAAATTATTGATTAGTTCTATATAAGTCATTGAAGATAAGATTTAACCTCGTCTATAAATTCTTGAAGAGAATGGCAAATAACATACTTGTTTCGTGCATTCTCTGCCGCTCTCTGCCACTTTAGTTGATATTCACTCTGGATTCCCTTTGGGGTTTTCATCTCTATGCAGAGGGAAGCGAATCCTTTTTTAGGAATGAGCAGTATTAAATCTGATACACCTCGAATACTTCCCTCATATTTCATACGTGCTCCTGTCTTTGCATCTCGTTTGCCACCATTGGGAACCGCAAACATAAGAAGAGATAAACTAGGATATTGGAGCCTGAACCAAGTCAAACAACTATACTGAATCTGACTTTCTGATTGTGGTGTAGTCTGTTTTTTCATAACCTTCCACTAAATAAGTTCATAGCCATATCCACCATATTCTCCTTAACAACATCATCCGTACCCGTTACACCGTTAGCAATGCTTTTCTTAGTTTGAATCACATCATACATATACCTGTCGATAGTATCCTTTCCTAGGTAATAGTAACAGTTTACGTTATTCTTTTGTCCGTTACGGTGTGCCCGGTCCTCTGCTTGCTCACAATCACTGAACGTCCAGGGGAATTCAATAAAAGCTACCCGGCTAGATGCAGTTAGTGTTAAGCCCGTACCTCCTGACTTATAATTCAGAATTATAAGTTTGCAGCTAGGATCGTTCTGAAACCTATCAACCGATATCTGCTTTTGAGTCGGATTTTCATCACCAGTTACTAAAACAGCATCAGGAAATAACTTCTTCAATTCATGAACTACATCTTTTAGATAAGCAAAGACTATTAGTTTTTCCCCTCCATCAATGACATCATGAATAAATTCCGAGAACACCTTTATTTTACCTCTAGCTGATATTGATTTAAGAATACCCATTCTCACCATTACTTCTCCTCTCATAGCTTTTGTAATCTTTTCATCGGAAGCGTTTTTGTAATCCCGGAGATATTGTATCAAATCATTTTCAGCCTTTTCATACTCCCGGCGAGTAGATATATCAACCTCAATGTACTGTCTCGATTTATCTGGCAACTGAGTAAGTACCTTCGATTTCTCCCTACGGAAAAAACAGGTATTCCATAATCTCCAATTCAGTTCCCTCAAGTTACTTGACTTTCTTAAGCCATCACAATAACGGTCAACAAAGAATTTATACCCCCCAAAGTCTTCTAAGCGGCCCATGATTTTAAGCTGTTGTATCAAGTCTGTATTATCATTGACAACCGGAGTACCTGTAAGTTCAAGAATATATTCCTTTCCCTTACAGATACCCTCAACAAATTTACTTTGCTGGGTCTTAGTTGACTTACATTTGTGGCTCTCATCAATTATGACAGATCGGAAAAGTGAGATTCTAGGATCAAACTCTATGCTCTTCATCGTGAATCTAGCATCATCCTTTACTCTAAGAACGAAGTACTTTTTCAAAGATTCATAGTTAGTTATAAATATGTCGCAGCATTTAGTCTCAATATATCTTTGCCAACTGCCCTTATTCCTGTCATCTAATATAAGCGCTTGCTTTCCAGCAAACTTTTTAAATTCACGCTGCCAGTTGATTTTCAAAGCAGCCGGACAAATGACAAGGCACGGATATGATTTTGCAATCGTAACCGTGCCTATGGCCTGTAATGTCTTACCTAATCCCGGCTGGTCTCCAAAGATACACCGCTTATACTTCAATGCATAGGCTATCCCTTCTTTCTGATAATCATAAGGTTCCAGCAATAACCCGTGAGGGATTTCCAATTTAGGCATCTCAGGTATGGAATAGTCATTCAGGTTTCTTGTGCTTTCTCTCCACTGCTTTCTGTTGCAATATCCATAATGAATTGCCCAATCTGCCATAATCTTCACATAAGATTCATCCTGCGGTTCTATCTTCCAAGCTTTTTCATCGGATAAATAAGCTTTCTTTATATCCTTTGCTACAGATGGAATACGCTTCACACATGTAACCAACATCGGATGATATGGAAAGGAAATAGTATAGCAGTTAGGGTATTTAGTTATGCAGATTGTCCCTGGTATCATGCGGCAGTAGTTGCTTTATCCTTCTTTACTTTACGGTGCCTACCTTTGACCTTCTGTTCGCCCATAATAGTAATATTGGAATCAGCGGTCAACTTCTCCAGGTCTGCCTGAAATTCATCCAAGTTTACTTCCGGTGCTTCATCAGAAGTTATTTCGGATACTGGTTCTTCATCTTTAAACGGCAATTCCTGCTGAACAACAGCCCATTTCTTTTCAAATAAGTATTGTTCAACCTCGTAACTACAAGCCTCTATGGCTTGTTCCAGTTCAAATGCGTAGGTATATTCTTCATTCTCATTGTTGAACATGGTAAAAGGAGCACAAAGGTTCAATACCTTCTTACTTTTCAGGAACCTTTTTCCTATCAGCGTCACTCCTAACGAATCATCAGAACCACCTACAGTATATCCGCTGACTTCTAGGGTAGAGTAAATATCATCCGGTAATTCGTCCATTCTTTCCAAATGTGCGGCCTCCTTCTGTTCGCATAAGAATGTAAGGTGAGGAACAAGGTCACGGAATGAATTTGTTAGGTCCTTCGTAACCAGGTTCTTTCCTTCGATGGTAACAGTGTCGCCATTCTCATTTTTGTAACTAGCAACCAAAGTATTATCTTTAGTTACCTTTGCTTTTAATATTTCCATATTACCTCCTAAGTTGGTATTCGTTAATAAATTCTTGATAAAAACGGTCAGCCGGAAGAGGGAGTACTATCCCCAATTCGGCAGCAGCATCAGCCTGTATCTTATTCATGAAATCAGTCATTTGCACTGTATTTAGTTTCGATGTGCTTCCGGCTATTACCGTTTCTTTTCCCTTTATGAATGCAGTTCTACGCAGAAAACGGTTACAGTAGTAGTCGTGAACATCCTGTTTGTCTGTTCCTGTCTCCTGCTCTATACAAGCAAACCATAACCACATCAAAGCATTTTGATTCAACGTCCTAGGCTCCGTGTAACGCTCAATTTTCAAACGATACCTACCGTTCCTTAATTGGGAACACATAAATTCAAAAGACTTGCTGATATTTACTTCACCGTTTATCTTTGTGAGAATTGCTTCTTGTGCCATTAATTACCTCCAAATATCTTTGTATCGGTTATTAATTCCTTGTTCGCTTCCAAGAACTCGATAAACCGTTCAACATGTGCTGTCAATAGTTTAATCGTCTGTTCATGGTTATATGTGTAATATTCCGGATAACAAACACCTGATATAAGTGGTGTGCGACTAGTTCCACCCTTTAGATGATAAGCAGTGTACTCAAACGCCTTTATACTATCCATCTGGCCCGATGCAATCAAGCAATACGGATAAACATGGCGTTGCCATCCATGTTCATATTTACCGAACTGATAACTTGATGTTGACTTTATATCATACACAACATCGCGTAACAGTTCATCAATAAATCCGTAAAGCTCCACATTACCGTATCTAGTCGGGAGAATAGCCGAAACAAACAACTGACTCACTGCACCTTGGAAGTATTTAGACTGTTCAATACACCACGCCCTGTCAAAAAGAAAGTTTCTTGCAAGCGCAATATTAGTTGCAGGAAAAGACACCTGAATAGTATTGGTTTCTTCATCACCTATAATACTGTATGGAGCTCGTTCAGTAGGTACGTGCTTTTCTTTATGCAGATAACAGTCAATAATAGCATTAAACGCTGTACCTTTGTCGGCTGCTTCACTTTCGAATGGCTTGCGGTTGATAGCATCCAAAAGTTTCTGTTTTAGTTCTGTCTCTATTTCTTCTGGAGATCGTTTATATTCTCCAGTTTCATTATCGACATTCCAAAAACTTTCAACCTCTTCATCAGACCTCAAGAACTTATCAAAGTTATCAAGGAGTGAAGGGTAAATTCTGTAGTTAGGCTGCATATTTCTTTAAATTACGGTCAAACTTTAATCCTAGTGCCTTGCACTTCTTATCAAGCATTTGAGAAGCCTGTAGCTTACTGTCAAAGATGTGATCCATGGAAAGGATACCTGACATTATTTCATTTGCTGAATCCGCATCAGTTATCTGCTCAATACTATCTTTGATACTTTCTAGGAGAAGCTCGTATTCAGAAGACAATTCAGTCTGTTTGGTTTGATACTTTTTGTAGGTATCAATGATTCCAGTCATGAAGTTGTTTCCTCCAGTAATTACACCCGAAGCATCAATTATCACAGGAATCTTTATACGGGATGGTAAGTTACAGGTATTTTTCCCGTAAAACTTTTCACATGGATCGAAAGATATGGTTCTATCTTTTCCAATAGCTTCCATATACCCAACCAAATCAAGTTCTTTAATTAGGTCACCGGCAGATGATCCACCAATCTCTGGGCGTATCTGTTTATCTTCTCCATTTTTCTCCTCACGCTCATGGGCCACAAATATCACTGATTTGCCCATTAATGACACCTGATTTACAAAGTTGATAAACATGTTCTTTCGCACTCCATAACCTTGTAGAGATAACGTACCGTCATTCTTGCGCATCTTAGGATTAGTCTGCATAATATACTTATCCATAAAAGAAAGCATTTTCCCCGCTGTATCAATCACAATGGTATCGAATCTTTTTATCTCCTCGGAAGATAACACCTCATTGGTTTCTTCCCAACTAGTTATTTGAACCGTTGGTACGCGGTGTGCAGCATTAACGCGGTGAATACCTCCATCATAATCAAACAAAACCGGATTAGGAGCACTTAATGCAAGTGTCGTTTTACCCATACCTGGTTGACCATAAATCAGTGCTGACAATGTAGTCTTAACGGTCAGCTCGTTAGGTTTCTTAATAAGTCCCATAAAAATTAAAATTAAAGTGGTTAATAAAAAAGTTGTTCCCGGATATGCGGTCAAGCAACACCGGGAGATAGAACATTGTAAAAACTCAAATATAGGGACTCGCACCCTACGACATCCTGAGGTATCGGCATTATTGGTTAATAATAAAAAAAGCAACCGTTCACTATCACTAGCTACGGTTGCAAACATGTCTAGTATAATTTTAATATTGAGTGCTTCCTCCGCTGAGGTCTAGTGGATAAGCCCAGATTCGAACTGGGAATGTAAATTCAAGAGCCTCACTGAATGGTTACAGAATGTCTGGCTTACAATCTTACTCTACTAAGCGTTACCAATTCCGCCACTTATCCGTTTTTGCCTGCATCACGCTTGACACAGGACTTTGAAACCAAAAAATTAAGCATGAAATACACAACCTACCGTGATTCACATCATGGGTTTAAAAATTGGTTTGAGAATATTATTATAAAACCAGATGGAATATAAAATGCCAATCAGGTTCCAGTGCCAATTCCATTCACCTGTTATCGGGTTCACATCATTGAATGTCAGCAAACACGGTGCAGCTATCAAATTAAGAAGCAACACGTTTATTATTATCTTTTTCATTAGTCTTTCTTTTAGATCGTCCTTTAACTCTAACCATAGCATGCCGCAATACATCAGAAGCATTGCAGTAGCATTTTGCATTTTGCACATTCAAAGGTTTGTCACAACGTACCTTTCCCGCAATAATCAACCTTGTTAATCTGCCACGCCCACCAACTATTGAAGCTGACTTTCTGAAACCAAACGTTTCATCTTCCATGACATACAAGATATCTGCTAGCCTTGATTCAGCAGTACCATCATAAAGGATATTCATTCTACTTTCTGTCAGCATCCCATTATTGATAATTGTAAATCACTATTTTTTCTACCTAGTCCCACTCTACAACTCATTGTAGTACGTACACGAGATGAAGACTTCATACGTCTCATATCAATGCTATTGCAAGTAACCTGCATAAGAACAAAGAGTATTGAGAATAAAATCTCAATTCCATGTTTCCGAATCTCCTTCAAATCAAAATTGACTTTCAGCCTGTCGCAAAGCATATAGAGTACTAGCTCAGTGTCTTTATTGATACCTAGTTTCTTGTAAATATCCCGCTTCTGGGCTTTAATAGTCCAAACAGAACGTTTAAGATTATCAGCTACTTCTTTATCTGCTAGCCCTTTGCAATACTCTACAGCTACTTGACGTTCGCGTTCGGAAAGCGGTTTCATTACGCCGTTCGTTTGATTCGAAATGTGCCCTTTTTCCGATCTATATCTCCGTCACGTTTCCAATCTGCACCCTCTACACACATTTCCAATCGCAAACGGGAAATCGTTGTATTCACTGACGAAATCGCCTTAACTGGAAATTCTACAATATCACCCACCTGCATCTCTCGCAAGGAAGGAGACCAATTTTCTGTTACTTTCTTTACCATGATATATAATTTTATTGATTAATTTCTAAAATTAAAAAGGTGCACTATTCTCACGAACCGTACACCCAACAACACAAACACAAAATAAAACACGACAAACTACTATACTAAATATATACTATCAATATTATCAGGGAACCAATAATTTTCCTTATCCAAGAATACGTAAACTCCCCACTTTTCAGTCCCTATGCAAAATCCGAGAATCTCAAAAGGACCAAACTTTTGCCCGAATCCATTAATGTACATAACCATGTCTCCTACTTTTAAAGACCGGTTAGTAACTCCTGAAAGGTCGTCAAACACATTAATAAGTGTTTCCTTTTTCCATTTCTGAAAATCTGATTTGTAACTCATATTCTTGATTTTTTAATGTAGTGCCCCGATAACCTCTCTCTGATCTTCTCACCGGAGTTATCAGTTACTATTATTCGCTGCATAACCGTTCGGGACATTTCAACCTTATTTTGCCCGGCTGCTTGCATCGACCCTGTTACAGGCTGCTTGCTTCGACCGTTATTTGTTTCGCGTCCTCTATATTGAGGGTATGCGCCTAGTATCGCTTTCTGGAACGGATTACTTAGGGTAATCAATCCATTTGTTCCCGCCAACCTTTTAAGCAGTTGTACCCGGAATCGAGACCGGACGGAATACCGACTTATCGCTGTCGTGCGGGTTATATAGGAAACTCCACCTCGTAACCTCTTTCAGATTCTCCGTTACCGGATGGCACATTCTCAAAGGGTTTGCATCGAAAACTAAGCCGTGCGCAATATCTTTTAAATCTCCTGGAATGAATAACTATCGCTGTCAACTCCTCCCCTTTCCAGTTGATCTTCTATGCCATCACATAACCGCGTTATTTCTTCTTCGTTTCCTTCAGGAAGTGTCCATACGTTCGTATCAGTGTGTTCTAATCTATTGTAGAGGTATCTACTATCTTTTAATACTTCTTCGGCTTTCTCTGCCATTTCAAGGGTTATTGTCAATTGAACTTTCATTGCTATATTATTTAATCGGTTAGTATTTTTAAAACCCTCCCGGCTGGTTTCCCTTACTATCAGCGCTGAACATTGCAGGAACCTTATGCCGGATTATCGGTCTACCTTTTAGAGGGTTTCAATATCTTAATCTCCTACGTAACGAGCACCGTATTGAGTGCTATTTGGATTGTAGTAAGCTGATGAAGAAATATTCAGATTATTATACTCTTTGCTTGGAGTAGCAACAGCAGCTTTACTCATGACTTCTTCTTTTTCAGTTAAGAACTTGTTAGTTCTCTCTTTTACTGCTTCATCAGTGAACTGATTCTGCATCTTAGCAAGTTTCCAAGTAGATTTCAAAACCTCACCGAATGTCTTCCCTTGTTTCTTACCTGAATACTTGTAAGTTCTATGGGCGGACTTCATAATCTGGGATAAATCATACTTTTTCATCGTCTTACCTATTTTTAGTTATGTAATAAATTTGGTTTTCTCGCTCAAACTTCGTTTCTTTGTTTATTATTAATTGTTTGATGTTGCAAAGATACACACACTATGTGTGTTTGCAAATTTTATATCAAGAAAATCACACTTTTTGTGTGTTAAATATTATAAATATGCCAAAGAAGGATTCTACATTACGGACAATTGAACTAATAAAGGAGAAAGGTATTTCCCCCAAAGAAATACAACAAGCTACTGGTATTAAATACAATACCATAACAAACGCCTTGGGAGACAATAACAGAAACTTTACAATAGAACAGATTTCAGGAATTTGCGAAGCTTTCAATTTCAATCAAACATATTGTGTGTTTGGGAAAGGAGAGAAATATGGATATAAGGCATCCGATAAAATTGAGATTAAAGAAAATTTAAATTTGGATGATATAAAAGAGATTGCAAAAGAAATACATAATAAAGATAGAACCATTTCCTATCTGCAATCTCAAATGGAAGTACTTAATTCAACGCACAACGAAGCCACACCCATACAACAAGACGTAGTATATATCCCGTTAGTAAATCAATTTGCCTACGCAGGATATTTAGATGGATACACAGACACAACTTATATGGAGCAATTACCTAAGATACCTTTTATAGTAGATAAAGAAGGGCATGGAAATTATATCGCTTTTGAAGTAAAAGGCGACAGTATGAACAATGGAACGGAAGAAAGCTACCTAGAAGGTGATAGACTTTATTGCCGTGAAATACAACCGCATCTATGGGTGAGTTCCAAGCTCCACCTTCGCAAATGGGATTTCGTCATTGTTCATACCAATGGAATTATAGTGAAGCGTATTATAAATCATGACGTGAAAAATCACACTATCACTATACATTCACTTAATGATATGTATCCAGATCGAGTAATTGACCTATGTGAAGTAAAACAGATTTTTAATGTTATAGAATCAGTCAGACCTAGAAGAAGATAAAAAATAAATATTATGAAAATAATCTCTCTTTTTAATAATAAGGGTGGAGTTGGAAAAACAACTTTAGCTTTTCATTTATCCCATATATTAGCAGATATGGGACACAATGTTCTAATGATTGACTTAGACCCACAATGCAATCTTACAATTTGTGGTATGGATGAAGAAAAACTACATGAAATGTGGACTAAAGAAGATTCGTATATTGAGGATTATGATGCGACCTTAAAAAAAACATCTAAAGAAGATTACGAAAAACTTATAAAAGAAACGCGAACCATACACTTTTTATTAAAACCCTCAGAAGATGGTATCAGCGAATTCACAGATCTTCCACCAGCTCTGAAAATTAGGAATAACTTATCATTGATCCCAGGAAGATTAACCATCCATCAATTTGAATCTAAAATAGCAGAGAGATGGAGCGGAGCATATATGGGAGATCCATTAGCCATTAGAACAATAACAAATATTCGCAATATTGCAGAAGAATATAGTCAATTATATAATTTTGATTTTGTAATCATAGATACTTCCCCTAGTCTCGGTATTTTAAACAAAGTTATTATTTCAACCGTAGATGGTTTTTTAATACCTGCTCTTCCTGATATGTTTTCACAATATGGAATCAGAAACATAGGTAATTCACTTAAGCAATGGAGAAAAGAATTTGATACCATATACAGGCTTATATCAGAAGAAAAAAGAGAAAAATTTCCACAAAACTTTGTACGTTTTTTAGGATATACAATATATAATGCAAAAAAATACTCAGGACAAACAGAGTGGGATTTAGCCCGTGCTCACTATAATTATGCGCAACAAATCCCTGAAACTATTGAGAATTTCATCAGTGAAGATGTTAGAAGTCATCTCACACCTAATTTTGTTCACCAACCTATTGGTGGTACATCTGTTATGCATAGTCATAACACATTACCAAATATGGCACAAAAGTATAAATGTCCTATATGGCAGGTTCCTGATTCTGCAAAACTATCACCAGAAGACGCAAGTACAATCAAAGGCAATGCGAATACTTTTTATCGACCTACTAAAGAAAAATATAAAGACTTCGCAAATAGCTTTTTAGAAAGAATAGCAACTCTAGATTAAAAATAGTCTTATGAATCAAATCGATACAATAATTAATATGTATCAAGAAAAACTATTTGAATACGAGCAATTTCTTGCTAGTATACGTGTTTTTTTTGAGAAACACCCCCAATTAAGTAAAGGTAATCTACCTATCATTCATTCATTAAAATATAGAACTAAAGACCCTGAACATTTAAGGGACAAACTTTTACGAAAGCAGAGACAAGGAAAAGAGATAAATGTTGAAAACATATTCGAACAAATCACAGACCTAGCAGGAATTCGAATCTTGCATCTCTATCAAGATCAATTTATCGAAATCCATAAAGCTATAAAACAAAAAATAGATTCTGGAGATTGGATATTGAAAGAAGAGCCTAAGGCATATACTTGGGATCCTGAATCTAAAAACTTTTATGAAAGTTTATCACTAGCTACAGAATTAAGAGAAACGTTCCAACGATGTATTTAGAACCTCATAATAACCCAAAATAACCAGAAACATCTAAGCATAAATCTTTAATATTCAATATATTCTAAAAATTAACAGTTTT